GATTGCAAGCGTTGGTACAACGTGGAGAAGGTGCTTTAATGTCACAGGTAAAAGCAAAGGCGGAAGCCGAGCTTGATAAAGCCAAAAACCAACACAAGGAAGCTTATGAGTCGGGTGATTCAGAGCGTTTAACCGATGCCACTGAACAGATGTTATCGGCTCAGAGTGAATTAAAAGTAGCTAACGATCATTTTAATAGATTGGAAGCACAACAAAAATTTGCTCGACCACCCAACGTACAGCAACAGCAACAACAATCACAGCAAGCTTACGGAATGCAGAATCCTCCGCAAGTTGATCCAAAAGCGGTAACGTGGTTGAAGGATAATTCTTGGTTTGGGGCGGAGGATCAGAAGGAAATGACGGCTTTGGCTTACGGGATACATGAAACTTTAGTTACTAAAGAAGGTATATCTCCTACGTCAGACCAGTATTATGTGGAAGTGGATAAGCGAATGCGTAAACGCTTCCCAGATTATTTCGAGGTGGAAACTACTAGCTCAGAATACGGAGACACTGAAAATGTTGAAGTTGAGACTGCGACACCTAGAAATACCCAATCGGTGGTCGCACCCGCTACCCGTAACAACGGTAGCAGACCCCGCAAAGTGCAGTTGACAGCAACTCAAGTCGCCCTCGCAAAGCGTCTTGGGCTTAGTCCAGAAAGATATGCTAAAGAACTCATTAAGGAGAAAATGTAATGTCTGAAATAAATGATAACAACACAGAAGAAACCGTAACAGAAGAAACTGTAGTTGATGAACGTGCACCTAGAAATGTAGATGAAAGAAAAGAAGATACCCGTCCATCAGACGACTATCTTCCCCAATCTTTATTACCCGATCCTGTTCCACAAGACGGCTGGGTTTTTAGATGGATAAGAACTTCCATAAACGGTGAATCAGATAACTTAAATGTCTCAGGACGTTTTCGTGAAGGCTGGGAACCCGTAATGGCAGAAGATCATCCAGAACTAAAAATTCCATCTGACTACGGTTCAGAGTTTGCCAAAAAAGGCAATATTGAAATAGGTGGTTTACTTTTATGTAAAGCCCCTGAAGAGCAAATGAAGAAAAGGGATGCGTATTACCGCCAACAAGCGGCTAATCAGATGGAAGGAGTTGATAGAAATTATCTACGAGAAAATGATCCTCGTATGCCTCTGCTCAAACCAGAAAGGGATACGAAGATTAAATTTGGTGGCGGTTCTTAATTTATTAAGGACAGCTTAATTTATAACATTGACCCTAATCGGAGAAAAATATGGCTACAACAGCTACTCCTAACGGTGCAGAGCCAGTTGGTACTTTAAGTTCAAGCGGTTCCTTTACAGGAAAAGTAAGACACATAAAGATTGCCAGTGCCTATGCCGTTAATATTTTCTACGGTGACTTTGTTAAAATAGTAGCTGCTGGTACGATAGAGAAAGATGCAGGAACAGCAACCATGACACCCGTTGGTGTATTCATGGGATGTTTCTACACTGATCCTAATTCTAACCAGCCTACTTATAACCAATATTGGAAAGCTAGTATAGCTGCTTCTGATGCGGTTGCTTACGTTCTTGACGATCCTAGTGTATTGTTGAAAATGCAAAGCGATGCTTCATTAGCTCAAACCAATCTTGGTAACAACGTTGGCGTAGTTCAAACTTCAGGTTCAACGAGCATTGGGCGTAGTAAAAACGCAGTTGACGGCTCCACAGCCGCAGCTACGACTGCTACACTCCCTCTACGAGTCATAGACTTTGTAGATGGACCCTTCAGCTCAGTTGGTGATACTTACACAGATGTAATCGTCAAATACAACGCAGGGCATCAATACGACAATACCACTGGTATTTAAGGGAGATAAGATATGGCTATTTCAAGAGCACAAATGCTCAAAGAGTTACTTCCGGGATTGAATGCACTCTTTGGGGACGAATACGGTGCTTATGATGATGAGTCCACAGTTATCTACGAAACTGAATCTTCTGATCGAGCTTTCGAGGAAGAAGTAAAGTTAAGTGGATTTGATGCGGCTCCAGTAAAAGATGAAGGTTCTGCAATCACTTATGATTCAGCACAAGAAACTTATACTGCTCGTTATAATCACGAAACAATAGCGATGGGCTTTAGTATTACAGAAGAAGCGATGGAGGATAACCTCTATGACTCTCTTTCTGCTAGATACACAAAAGCACTAGCTAGAGCTATGGCTTACACCAAGCAGGTAAAAGCCGTTAATCCATTAAACAATGGATTCACTAACTCATATCAATCAGGTGATGGCGTGAACTTGTTCACGGCTTCAGGTGACGGTGTGACTGGTGGTGACGGACACCCCTTGGTGTCAGGTGGGAAGAATGACAATCGCCCATCTACTGCGGCTGACCTTAACGAAACCTCATTGGAAAATGCAGTAATTGATATTGCTGCGTTTAAAGATGAACGTGGACTTTTGGTGGCAGCAAAGCCAAAGCGTTTAGTTATCCCATCAGCTTTACAATTCACTGCAACTCGTCTTTTAGACACAGTTGGTAGAGTGGGTACGGCTGATAACGACTTAAACGCACTCAGAAATAACGGATCAATTCCAGAAGGTTATTTTGTTAATCACTACTTAACAGATAGCAACGCTTGGTACGTTATAACTGATGTTCCAAATGGAATGAAACATTTCACTAGAACACCTTTGGAAACTTCTATGGACGGTGACTTTGACACTGGAAATGCAAGATACAAAGCTAGAGAAAGGTACTCATTTGGAGTCAGCGACTACTTGGGAATCTACGGATCACCCGGCAGTAGTTAATAAATCTGGGGTGGCTGCTAGCTGTCACCCCTTTTTTCTAGGGATTTTTTAATATCTATAGACTGCCCTAGCAGACTTGCCAAGACTATAGATTTATTTAGGAGACTAAATTATGGCAAACACCACATTTAATGGACCAGTCAGGTCGGAGAATGGTTTTGAACAAATCAGCAAAAACTCCACGACTGGTGCAATCACAACAAATTTAGATATTGATACCAGTGGTAATATTACTACTACAGGTTATGTATCTTCCTACTCAAATATTAGTAGTATTACTACTGCAACTAAAAATGTTGAATCAACGGATTCAGGAACTGTTTATACCCTTAACAGGGCAGCAGGTATTGTTGTTACACTACCAACTGCAGTAGCTGGATTGAACTATACCTTTATAGTGGGTACAACTTTTACAGGTGCAGGACAAATTAATACAGACAATACCAGTGATTTATTTTCTGGCTTTGCTACGATCTTTGATCCAGCAACGGCAACAGATAATAATACATTTATTCCTGATGCCAGTGATGACGATACTATTGATTTAGGTACAGCAGCTCAAGGCTGGCTTGTAGGCGGTATAATTCGCTTGAAAGCAACAACAGCAGCAGTATGGCATTGTGAAGCATTCCTTCATGGTGACGGCACACTAGCTACTCCATTCGAGTAAGGGGGTAAATAATGGCTGATGCAGTAACATCACAAACAATAGAGGACGGTGGTAAAAATCTGGTAATGAAATTTACCAATATTAGTGATGGCACGGGAGAAAGTGCAGTTGCTAAGATTGATGTTTCAGCCTTAGACACCGAACCCTCAACAGGAACTGCGTGTAGCCGTGTTACGCTACAGCGTATTTGGTTCAGTAATATTGGTATGGGCTTTTCACTATATTGGAACGCAACTTCTAATATGTTTATTTGCCAAGCACCAAAAGACTGGTCAGATACTTGGGATTTTACCGATAGCAGTATTACTCTGCCGGGAATTCCCAACAACGCTGGAGGCGGTGTAAACGGTGATTTGTTGTTAACCACTAATGATCATACAAGCGGTGATACTTATAGTGTCGTTGTTTGGGCGTTGAAACATTACAGCAGTTAAACGGAGAGGTAACTATGCCTAGAGTAAACGGTAAGGAATTTCCTTATACCGCAAAAGGTATGCGTGAAGCGAAAGCTTATGCAAATAAAATGGGTAAAAAACTTACTCACGCAGATAAAGCATCTGAATACGACAAGGTGATTTATAAGAAAGGTGGAAGGATAAGGTCTTAATGCCCATCAGAAAAGTAAAAGGCGGTTGGAAGATAGACAACGTAAGGGGTCTATCTCCTACCCGTAAGAAAGCTCAACAGAGATTAAGGGCGATCAAAGCTAGACAAGGGAAGAAGTAATGGCTACAAGCGGAACAGCTACATTTAATCCAGATTTTGCAGAAATTGCAGAAGAAGCCTTTGATATGGTAGGGGTGGAAATGCGTTCTGGATATCATTTAAGGAGTGCTAGACGCTCACTTAATAATATGTTTCTGGAATGGGTAAACCGAGGTCTTAACCTCTGGACTATAGAAAGTGGAACCCAAACTTTAACTGCGGGAACTGTCAGTTATACAATGCCTTCAGATACTATTGATTTAATTGAATATACCATCAGAACCAATGCGGGTAATACCAGCACCCAGACAGACACTACGTTAAATCGTATCTCCGTTGCGACTTATGCAACCATTCCCAACAAACTCAGTAAAGGCAAACCCATTCAAATTTATATAGATAGGGCACAAGCAGCACCAGTGGTGTATCTGTATCCCGTACCCGATGATGCTCAAACTTATACTTTATTTTATTACCGTATTGCCAGAGTGGAAGACGTAGGCAGTCCTGCTTCTAATACACTGGATTTACCTGCCCGATTCATTCCCTGTGCTACGGCTGGATTGGCTTATTATTTATCTTTAAAACACGCAGAAATACCAGAAAAGGTAATAGCATTAAAAGCATTATATGATGAACAGTGGCAACTGGCTGCTGATGAAGACCGAGAAAAGGCTTCAGTTCGCTTTGTTCCCTATGGGGGCTATACCTAGTGGGTGCTTTTGCTTCGGGTAAATATGCTATAGCGATATGTGATCGCTGTGGATTTGAATACCCCTATACAGAACTAAGGTTTGAAATTTCAGATCAAAGACGTACAGGATTCAGAGTCTGTCCAGAATGTTTGGATGAAGACCAACCGCAATTACAATTAGGAAGATACCCAATAAACGATCCACAGGCATTACGTTATCCACGCCCAGATACATCTTTAGACGCAAGCAGAAGGCTTTCGGCTTGGGACCCTATAGGGGGATGGGATTCAGCTTATGGAGAAAGTTCTCTCAATAATATGGTTATGCGAGGAGAATTGGGCAATATAACCGTAACAACGAGTTAATTATGACGTATGCAGAATTACAGACAGCCATAAAAGATTATTTACAGAATACGGAAACTACTTTCGTTAATGATCTTGATACCATAATTAAACAGGGCGAGGAGAGAATTTTAAAGATAATTCGCTTACCTGTTTTTAGGAAGAACGTGACGGGTACATTAACAGATGGAAATACTTACCTATCCACTCCGTCTGATTTTATGGATGCTTTCTCTTTAGCTATTATCAGTTCCAGTAACCATATTTATTTATTAAGAACTGATGTAAGTTTTATTCGGGAAGCTTATCCTAATAGTGCAACTACGAGCACACCGCAACATTATGCTCTTTTTGATGATACAAATTTTATTGTGGGACCCACTCCTGATGCAGATTATACCGCAGAACTGCACTATTTTTATCGTCCTAATTCAATAACAGCAGGAGCTTCTGACGGTACTACATGGTTATCCACGAATGCCAGTAATGCTTTGCTTTATGCGTGTTTGCTAGAAGGTTATGTGTATATGAAGGGAGAGCCAGATTTACTACAAGTTTACGATGGAAGATATAAAGAAGCTTTAGCCAGATTGAAAAACTTAGGTGAAGCAGAAAATATCAGTGATTCTTATAGAGAAGGAACATTTAGAGTGCCACAGACATAATAGATAAAGGAGCAGATTATGTTAAAAAGACCAATTAAAACCCTTAAAGGGAAGAAAGTAGCTATTGTAGCTATGGGTAACAGTCAGTTGGATTATCACATGGCTATTACACACAGTCAGGAGTTTGACGAAGTTTGGGTCATTAATGCGATGATCGGAGTAATTCCACATCCTGATCGTGCTTTTGTAATGGACCCTGTATCCCGTTTCTTTGAGTCGGATGATGCAGGTGATATGACGGATATGATGAAGCGGGTTTTACCTACGGTGAAATGCCCCATTTATACTTGTCAATTAGATGATCGAGTTCCTGCACTGGAGCTTTATCCAATAGAACCTTTAATAAAAAAGACAGAATGCGGTTATATCAATAATACAGTCGCTTATGCCATAGCGTTTGCCTGTTGGAATGAAGTGGGTGCTATTGATATGTTTGGGGCAGATTTTACTTATAAAGGTAATTTATATTTTGCTGAAATGGGCAGGGCTTGTTGTGAATTCTGGTTAGCAAAATGTATGGAACGGGGTATTGAAGTTTCGATAGCAGTACGTTCAAATCTATTGGATGCTAATATAGATTTAAAAGACAAACTTTATGGTTATCATAGATTGCCTGATCCTATAGTTTCTTATTTGGAAGATGATAAATTAAAAGTTTGTAATTTTTCAGATATATTAAAACAGAACATGGCACCTGTAGGAATTGCAGACAGGTATGATAATAACCCGACTACTTGGTTTGATAGGAATAACGTACCTTCAGTTGCCAGTGATCCAGTAGAACCAAAGAAACCATAATGCAGACAGATAAATTTGATGCTTCTATAGGAGATTTAGGAGTAACGACAACAGATTACAGAGGTCACTCTATTGAAGAAGTGGCTAAAAGGGCTACAGATAAATTGATTTCTGTAAGCGATACAGCACCCGAACCGATAAAAGTACAAGCTTATGCGTTTAAGGAACTGTGTCAAAAGGTGATTACATATTATATGAAAGAAGCGGTTAATAACCACATTTGTACGGTATGCAATCAATTAGAAAAACAAGGTCAGAAAGACCTAGCTAATATTATTAGGAGACTATAATGGCGATAACACAGGCAATGTGCACCAGCTTTAAGAAAGAACTCTTACAAGCTAAACACAATTTCTCAACAGGAGGAAACACTTTTAAGCTGGCTCTTTATACCAGTTCAGCTACTATGAGTGCTTCTACTACAGCTTATTCAACCAGTCAGGAAGCGACAGGAACCAATTACACAGCAAAAGGGGGTACTTTAACTAAAGTTGAACCTACTACTTCTGGAACGACAGCGTTCACGGATTTTGCTGATTTAACTTTTGGTACTTGTACCATAACTGCTAGAGGCTGTATGATTTTCAACGACACAGCTACAGGTGATCCTTCGGTTGCTGTC